TAGTGGGAGAGGTGCTAAGAGGGCTTTGCTTTGCGCAGACTTGATAGTTTCCACCAGACTGAGGGACTGACACCAGTCCGTTGAATACAACCATCGCTGCCGCGATGACCGGAGAAGTGGCTGCAAGGGTGCTATTAACTACCGATGGACTGAAAACGGCACCTGCGGAAGTCGTGTTGCTCCACCAATCGCTCGTACACCATGTGCCGCCCTCGGCATAGGTGTTGCCGTAGTAGTTGTAGCCAGCCGGATTGACCCAATTGACAGAGCTTACGGTAGTTCCGCTGAGTACCGTGATGTTGCCTATCACGAATGCTGTGGCTTTCGGAGTGGCTGGTAGATAAGTCAGTAGGGAAGCCAAGCCTCCCTGTACAGCCATCTCTCCTCCTTCGATATATCCGCCACCCAGAATTGCGGCAGGTCCGGCGAATACAGTATTCGCTAACTCTTTGCCCCAAGTTACATCAAATGTTCCGACAGCTCCCGTAGGAGAGCCCTTGACATCAAACTCACCTGGCATGTCCAAGGCAATGCTGATAGCCTGACTGGAAACAATCTGATGTGCTACCTTACTCGCAGTTGTTGCTGCTGCCGCATTGATGGTCGGTAGAGCATTAGGAGGCAATGGAGCAGTACGGAAGCTGGACAATCCAGGCTTGATGAATTGACGCAGCGTATCCGGCTGGTATTGTAGCGTCAGCGGAAGATTGCAACGCAGAAATGGATTCTGTGTGTTCTGCGCATCAGGCAACGGAGCCGTAGGAGCAGCCGTAACTGTGGAAGTGACTTCCTTCCAGCCCTTCATATCAGGATAAAAGTCGCTGAGTGGCATTAGAATAATTCCGGTGACTGCTCGATAGTTCCCCAAATAGTCATTGATAGGACTTCATTGGCGTAGTTCTCCGCCGGGAAGCTAACCTTGAACTGTGCATGCTCTGCCAACGCTGGCACCGCAGCATCACGGAAGTAATAAGCATTGCTGAAAAGAGTGCTCGGACTGCTAGTGACACCATAAATCTGCCATGGATAAGGCTGTGAATTCGGGAAGGTTGTGAATGTTCCCGAGATTTCATTCAGCAAGAAGCCTACTGTAGGAGTCGTGCCTGTCTTTGTCGCGCGTAGGTTCAGGAATGTCAAGCCGGCAATCTGTCCAGGATTGCAGAAATTGATGCTGCCCAGGGTGAAGTAGCATGTGTAAGCAGTTCCCGCATCCGTCCAAAGAGACAAGTCTCTCTTCAAGATGCTGGAGTTTGTTCCAGTTGGTCCGATCAGAAGCTGGTGAACTCCCTTGGTGACTTCGGTGGATTGAACAACTCCAGCTCCGCCGGTAATCGTGGCGAAAGGACTCCACACAGCATTGCCATTCGGGAACTGGCAAGGATTCAAACGATACCATCCTGTCGTGCCATTGGAAATGAAAATAGCATTATCATTCCCGCTTTCATGAACAGTGACCCAAACCAGGGTTGGATCCCAGCTAGCAAGCTTATCCGCAATAGGCCCACCCATTCGGTTGACACCGCCTGATGGGTCAATAGACAAGAACTGCTTGTCTGCCGAGAATAGATAGATTACCCCACCATGAATATCCAGAGCATCATAGTGAAGCAAGCCAATGCCCGGGATAGCTGGTGATGGGAAGAATGTCGTGAACAAAGGACCGCCAAGGATGGATTCAACTTGGTCAGTCGTGAAATTCAAAATGCCTGTCGCTGTCGGGATGAGCCGCGTACAGGGAGAAGGAAACTCGAAGTAATCAGCCGGGTTGTACGATTCATTCGGATTGCCGGTAACAGTATCTCCGCCACCCGAGCAATAGACGAACTGTCCAACTGCTCCCCAAATGCGCTCAAAGTGATAAGCCATCGGCAGGAAGCCTGCTTCTGGCGGGTCATTATCATCAGTTATAGGCGCCGGTATAAGTTCGTTCAGGACATTATCAATCTGAAAGTCTTGATAGAACCAAGGCTGGGCAATGCCACCGATCGGTGGTGGGTTAGGAATCGCTGTCAGAAGGAAGAGGTCGCTTCCACCATCAAGCGTGCGCCAGATGAAGATAGTATCCACCGCTGGATTGAGTGAGCCAACTCCAGCTACAGTGTTGATAGCTCCCGGGTTTCCACCAATGATAGTGGCAAGCGGGGAAGCAGTGCTTACTCCGCCGGATAGACTTCCTGATGGAGTTCCAAGAGGACCAAGCCATCCTGGGGGCGTACTTGTGTTCCAGCTATCGGTGCTCAGACGCGCGCCATAAGAATAAGCGTAATCATAACCACTAGTCCAGGATAATGAATTGCTGGTAGCAACTCCTTCACAATACCATGTAGCTGCGCCATCGGAAGTCGCCAAACCCTTTGCAGACCATGATGGAGCTGTCGAACCGCTCTTGCCGGAACCAGTGATGAACTGCACATTGTTATTGCTGTCAATAACGGAAGCTCCACCAAAAGGAACGCTAGGCTGAGGAGGGAAAAATCCTGGCTGAGGCATGTACCATTTAGTGTTCACAGCCCAGGACATCGTATTGCCTACGCAGACCCAAGTCACGGCACCATCTATGGTAGTCTGACCATAACCAGTCTCCCAAGCGATAGAGGCTGTAGCGGTAGAGGAGGAAAGACCTCCAACCAAACAAATCTGGATATTGCTGTTTGAGTCTATGATGGCAGAGAAAGGTGTTCCGCTGGCTGTCCACTTCACATAAGTATGATTGATGACGCGGGTAGCCGAACCCATGCACATCCAAATAAGATCATTGTCATAAGTAGTCAGACCTATTGAACCATCACCGGCCGGCGGCCAGATAGGAGCAGAACCACCAGTTCCAGAGTTGGCAGTGACGTTCGTAGTCTGCCAGTAGACGGTTTGGTTCGTCGGCAAGCCGGACCCCAAGCCCACGGGTTCCACGATGCCGCACTGGTACACGTTATTGCTGACGGAGCCGAATTGCTTGTAACTTATTGAAGGCAACCAGGTTCCTGGTATTTTAGGGGTACCTAAACAGAACCATTTTACAGTGCCATCATTCACGATGTTGGCAAAACCCCCAGTGAAGTTCGGATAAGAGCTCCCAGAGGTTCCCTGTGCGTGCCCGGGGTTATCCTGGAAGTAGCAGGACTGCGAGTTAGGGTCATAGATGATGCAAGGATTAGCTACAGTTCCACCGTAGGCATAGCTGGCGTTGTTATAGACTTGGCCAGCTTCCCACAGGACGATAGGACCCATGTTCTTCCAAGTCTGGGCTCCATCCGTAGTCGTCAAGCCAGGAGTCTGACTCCAAGCCGGCTGTCCGTTGCCGCTGGTACCGTAATTCGTTGTATTTGCAAGACTTGCGTTGACGCTGTTCAACTGCTGGATATTGCCATTACCATCAACAATGATGCCCATGGCGGAGAAGACAGTGGAAGCTACCCATGTAGTCGTAGCTGCTCCAGTCTCCGTGATGGTAAGGGTAGGTGCGGTAGTAGGAGCACCAATGCCCCACATCCACGCCGTAGTTCCATCATAGGCGACAAGATCAATACCATCACCGATGTACAGCCAGTTGCCTACGCCGATCATGTAGGAACGGCCGGCACCAGCAGACTTAGTCAAGACTGTAGTCTTAGTTCCATCCTGGTTATCACGATAGAGCACAGTGGCTGTATCCACCATGACTTGAATGGTCCCATCCAATCGCTGCCAGGGATAGATAGCGATTGGTGCTGTGGGATAAGTTGCTGCTGTCCAGGCTGAATTCCCGGGACGGCGAACGGCAGTCAGAGCATTGCTGACTTCCATGTTGCTGCCATCAATCCAGGCGTCGATGTATCCACCATAGAAACGGGATACGATATATTGAGCTGGGTCGTGAAGGGCTGAACGATTTGTGAACAGTCCAGTTTCCATGCGCGCGACGTGAAGAGCTTTGCCTGCGGATGGATTATGAGATTGTCCGCCTACACTTTCAAATCCTATTGCCATGATTTATGCTGCCTTGAGAAATCGAGATGGTTTGATTTCTTGGTGAGTCTTGCGCTTTATCCAATTACAATTGGCGCAGAGGAGTTGATAGGACCCATTCTTATCCTCAAGAACTTTCTTAAGTAGAGTATGCGGTGCTATCTTCTTTCGTTCTTTACTTCCCCCACTATCGACATGATCTATCTGCAAACATCGTTCATCAGTACAGCCTATCGTTCCGTCATCATTCATCCATTTGCAATCAGGATTTGAACAACGACCACCGAGTTTGATAATAACTGCTGTCCGTCTTTTCCAATATAACTCAATTGATTTGCGGATATTCGTCTCGCGTGCCATCTCATACTGACGCTTATAGAATGCTTCTTTCTCTTTCGGGTCGGTTGGAACTGGTGAAGGCATTATTTTGCTCCGCTAGCTTGCCGACCTTGTTGAGTTTTAAGTTGATTTACTATTTGCGCTGCATCTAGATTGAGAAAAGATTGCATAAAGATAGCACGATCCATCTCCGACAGACCTTCGGCCTTCGCCAGCAACGCGGCGCCACCGCGAGCTATGTACCCTGTGCCACGGGGGTCCTGACACGAGTCCATGAAGTAACCAAGACAAAAATTGTTATAGATATCACTGAACGAGTCTGGAATTGGTGACCAGCTCGAATTTATAGCGACTGCTTGTACCACGGGTGTTTCTAAAACACCGCCAGCATTGACTAGCACCAATTGAGTGCCTGAACAAGACACCACGGTGAACACACCATTATTGCCTACGCTAGTCACAAAGCCGCTGATAGTAGCCAATGAGCCAGCCGGGAATGCAGTAGCAGTGAATACGCCTGTATAGGTTGTGTGGCCTGCAGATGCGTTGCCGGCAGACCCAATCAAGAAAGGACCGAATAGAGTCGGCTCTACCATGTAATAAGCTGTGAGCTGATAGACGCCATTAGCTGCTGTGCTCAGCCGGAAGTTGGAGTTGTCCAGGACACTAATGTCATTGGGACGCTTCTGTTCGTTGCTGACAGAGTAAGTGGCAGTATTCAGAACTTCTGTGAGCTGAATGATTTGCCCGCTGACAGCAGTACCGCTATCCGCTGTGGAACCCACAGTGACAGCAGATAAGAATTGGAATGTCGTAGGAGTGACGGCCGTGATAACCGCAGTGACATTCAGCGTTGTGGTTGTCAATCCAGTGATGGTCACCGTGTTGCCCTTGATAAAAGTATTGGCAGCCGTTATGGTAGCAGTCGTGCCATCTCCCAGTACATTGGTGATAGTGGCTGCTGGTTGGACAGCAGCGTTCTCCAGGAAGCCAAAGTCAGTAGGCACCTTTGTATAATCCTGCGTTCCGGCAGCGGTCAGGAACTGAACCGAAGAGCGATTGAATCTCCAGGGGCCCAGATACAGGATGATGTTGCGGACTATATTCCCGATGGAGACAAAAGGCTCTCCATTCTGCCCCAAGGTTGCCGACATGAATCGGCAATAGGGACGGCAGAAATTGATAGTGTTCGTGAGTGTATTGTTGGTAGACATTTAGATTATCTCGGCGGTCCGTTGAAAGGCCAGTTTGGTCCCCAATGTCCGCGGCGTGGCCCACGGCCAATAGTAGCTGCTGTGACGAACTTATACTCGGTACGCTCTCTGTCGGACTTGGAACGGGCTTTCTGGAGCGATGCCATAGCATTTGATAGCATCATAGGATACATTCTGCGAATCTTCTCTTCCGGCGAATAGCGATAACATTCCGCTATGAAGAGCGCGCGGAAGTGAGGCTCAAAATCGTCAGGGATAGGGTCAAGCTTCTGGTCTAAGGTAGTGAATCGAACAGGGATAGCTTGAGCAACAAGATTGAATTGGAGCTGTACGCCGGTCTTATAGGGAATGTTCTCTATGCGGCATCCTTGGCCATTAGGGTCAAGCACAGTCCAGGTAGTCGTAGCTCCAGTGCCAGGCGTTGCTGTCACTCCTGGGATGGAGTTGGCGGGAGCTATAGGCGCAGTTGTGCCTTCGGTACCGTATCCTGTTAGAAGCAATAGGTTGCCGTTAGCATCTTTGATTTGTGTGATTGGATTGGAAGGCTGAGATCCGCCGGCCAGAGGACTTGTATACTTCGAGCCAGAGATAGGATTGTTGCCGAAGGAAGCAGTACCTTTATTAGCAGCACCCCAGGTACCGTAATACAGGAGCTTGTTAGGAAGCCAGTTGACGTAGAGCTTGCGGCCCATGCCTCCAGTAGACGCGCTGTTCCACCACGCGGTATCCTGCTGCATGTCGCGGTTAACTTCTACATAATAAACTGGTTTGTTGGGATTGGGGTTGAGGATATCAACCGCGATTCCTCGCTGAAGAACTGCAAGGTTCGTCACCGAGGAACCGTCGGAGTTGATCAATGCATAGTCTTGCTGGTAAGAGTTTGTGTAGAACTGAGGCAGGTTTATTTCATTCCACTTATAGGGGAAGTCCGAGCACATCAAGTTCATCACATCATTCGCGATGGCGAGTGCCGGCTGCGTTGTATGACCACCTGCGGTCAGTACTGGTTTAATGTCGCCGAAATCCAATGCATTATCGACAACGTTTTGAAGGGAGACGGTACTTGCCATCTAGATTGCCTCTTATTTTGTTTTAGGCACCTCAGCGTCCGGTGGTGTGATCACCTGAACTATTCTCTCGGCTGTGGTGCGAGTATTAGTTGTATTATCGGCACTAGCCATCCAGAGGGCTTCACGCCATCCGATGGGCACGCCTTGACTGTCACGAGTGTGATTAGGCACCCGGGTCTTGCTGAGAACTGGACGCAGAAGATATTCCTTCGTGTCGCCAGGATACCACTTCATGCTGCACTTTTCGCATTTGACGCGCTGCTGGCCATTAGAGAAGACGTGGTGATTAACCATGAAGTCTATCTGCTTGGCTCGCAGGACGCCTTTATGCTTGACGACAGTGCCTTTACGATGGTCGCAGTTAGCTTGTATCCGAAGGGTGCGTTTCACATTGGCAGCATCATCTGATTCACGCTGCATACCAATGACTTCCTTGCGGTGCTTCTCATCTGCTTCACTCAATTCTTTCTTCTCAAACTCTGCTGCTTCACGCTGTTCGCGTTTGAGCAGGATGTCTTTGAGAAGGTCGTCCTTGCCTTGCTGCTGCTGTTCGTTTGTCATTGCTGTTGCTCCTTATGTTATTGAAAGTACCCATTTCTGAGGTAGTACAAACTCTTTCTGTATGTCTCTGATGCAGGACAGATGTTGGGAGCACCAAAGACTTCATGTGCCTTCTGTTCCGTCAGGATGCCCTCCTGAATCAGACGCCATAGGACAGTGCGCCATCCGCGGAGTTCCTTGACCATGTTGCCGTGGGTGTCAGTCTGGATGACGCTCCACTCGAATATAACAGGCCGCACATCCATAGAACAGATGAAAACCAACTCTCCAGTGTGTTTACTACATGCCCACAATCCAATAGTACCAGGCATTAAGCCAGCAGTACCTTTGATGGTGGCACCAGTCGATTGAATCCTATGCAGGAAGTCTTCCGTTCTCATAGGATGAATCAGGCGGGACTTGAAATCAGTCAAACTCTTGTGATGCGGCAGTTGATAACCAACTGCCTTATTGTCGGAGATTTCCTTCTGTTGAAAGAAGTCTTCCTTGGCCATGTTCTTATAATCATTGGGGAATCTCACCCAATCCGGAGTGCCATCTTTGAGCAGGTTCTTGATAGTCTGCTCCGTCTCTTTCATCTTGGCGATATCGGTCTGACGCATCACGGCGTCAGCAGCGAACTTCTCCGGGGCCCTAGCTGGTGGTAGATGCATGCTGTTGCTCCTGCGAAAATGAGAGGGAAGATTGCTCTTCCCTCCCCAAAATACAATCCTTATTGGATTGCGGGAATCGAATCAATAAAGCGGACACGCTGGCTATTCAACGTTCCATAGGCAGGAGGGTTAGTCACTGTCTGGTGGAAGCGGTAAGAAGCCCAGGCTCCAATCGTTGCAACCGGGTCATAGGCAGACGATGCGGCATTCTCCGTCACCTTGCACTCGATTGTGCGCCAATCGCCATCACCCAGGTCTGTGTCGCCAGGGACAGTCAGCCACACACCGATAAGACCGAAGTCTCCACCGATGTATGTGCGGTAGGCTGTATATGCGGTAGAACCGTATGATGCAGTTGTGTGCACAAAGGGCGTCTGATAGAAGCAAACAGCCGTACCCGGCAGGCGGATAGGAGTTGTTTGGTTATAGACACCAGCAATTTCCTCAAACTTCGCATGGCCTTCCTTGGTGAACTTCAAAAGGTCAAAGATAGTCTGAGCCGATGTGGATGTGGCATTGGCCAGGTCATTCACGACTGCCGGGCTGATTGCCCCGACGAATTCGCTATCACGACGTGGTTGCACACCGATGTTCACCAACTGGTTCTTCATCGTGCGAATTACAGGCCACGAGAGGAGGAACGGAGTGGTTAATAGAGCGTTCTGGTTGACGTTGCTATCCAGTGAGGACAGGCCATCAAGCGTCTCGCTATAGAGTTCGCTGATTGTCTGGCCGGCTTGGTAACCGAGTTCAATGGCAGTGTTACCCACCACATCATCGATGGCCGAAGCCGTAACAAACGCGCTAAAGTTGCAGAAGTTGTTCCACTCGCCGATTTGGGCGGGTTGTGTCAACTGTCCGACATATTCCGGGTCACCGATGTTGCCATCAGCTGCCGGGCTAAGATCCGATCCTAATTCTTCGTACTGGAAGAACGATCGGTTGATACCGGTGCCTTCGCCCTGGACGCGCTTTACAGCGAATTCCATGAAAGCGTTGGTTTCACCTTTCAGGTTAGGAATCAGTTCGCTATCGAACAGAATCGCCTGAGCCGTAAGTGTATTACCTACGGTTGTGGCTGCAGGATTTGCACCCATAATTAGTTCACCTACTACTTAATCCCGTGAGGGACGTTACGAAGAATGTCAGTTACTTTTTACCGAACAGTTCGTTGACAGCCGCGGCGTATTTGGGGTCCCGAATACGGCGTTTGTAACTCTTGTCGGTAATATGCTTCTTGACATCTTCCTTTGTGAGCCCTGTAGGTTTCGCTCCCCCTTCGCCCGTTGCATTAAACGAGCCGGGTTGAATACCCCCAGTTGATGCTCTCAGTGGTTCCACGACGGGATTAACCGGTGGCACAACTTCTGGCGATTGAGCCAGTTGATCTTGTACTGCTGCAAAGGCTATTTCAAGACTCTCTACCGTGAAAGGCAGATTGTGTGTCTTTAGATAGCCATCCATTAAATTCGTGTTCGCTTGGCAGTCGTAATAGTCATTGATATGGTCGCGTACAAATCTGTACACAACGATGTTCACATTGGCTATTGCCGTCTGGCGATCCATCTGTTCCTTCAGAGTGGAGATTTCATCCAGCTCCGGGACCAGAGTGCGGATAGCCTTGCGAGGAGAGCCATCTGGCTTCATCCCTGCAATCTCCATACCAGCATCACGCTCTTCTTGAGGGGTTAGCTCCTTACGCGCGGGAACGGCTGGTGGATTAGGACGAACGACTTGCTGTGCGTTCTTCAACCTATGATAGCCGCGGATTAAGTTCAGAACTTGATTTTGTTGCCAAGTCATCAACTCTTGCGGTGTATCAAAAATAGGTGAGGTTGTGGGATTGCCAACAGGCTTGCCAGTATCATCTAGAGGCTGCCAATTGAGAATCTGCCACTTACCTTCGGCATTAACGAAGGGTGTTGCTTCTGCTGCTGTCATCGGATATTACTCCTTTTAGTTGCTTTTATCTGCTAAGATAATTCTCTGTAACTCTGTTTCCTTTTCCATCTGCAATGCACGATTGACGTTCGCTATTGTAGCCGATGCGACAGTCGTGCAAAAGGTGTTTGCAGCTCTTGCTGCTATCTGTTGGTTGCAGACTCGCTGGGTGAAGTTTGGATCTCCCGGGTCTATCTGCATAACCTTCTTGTTCTCGGCTTCCACAGCCAGGTCCATGATCTTTTGGAAGATCTTGAATCCAGGAGTGTTGAAGGTACGGAGCAACTCTACTGCTTGCTCATCGGTGACCTTGAAGGCAGAGACATCTATAGTCAGCTTAGCTGGCTGAAGTGCTGGTGCTGTTTCATTCATTGGTTATAATCCTTGTACTGAACCTAATCCTACTGTGCCAGGTTCTCCAGCTTCGGCTTCATTCTTCATGGCGCCTTCCCAAGCGTTACGGACAACTTCGCCTGTCGCGCGGTTAAGCTGGTTCTGAGCAAGCTCTTCAGTCTTGTGCTCGAACTTCTGCTGTTCAAGGTCTGCTGCTTGCTTAGCCTTCTGGCCTGCGATAGCTGATGGCAACTGAGCATCCATCTTGGCCTGCTCTGCCGGAGTCATCTTGACTGCGAAGTCCTGGCTGTACTTCCAGCCGGCCGCATCGCAGAAAGACTTGAATACTGCAGGTGCATTGAACTTATAACCACCGTTATTCATCAAGGTGACGAATGTAGGGTTGTTGATAAGCTGAATAACGAATGGCAGGAACTGAGCCATCTCGCGCTTAGGACCAAGATGCGAGCCTGCCAGAGCTTCATACTCCAGCTTGGCATTGCGGAAAGAGATATGGTCTAGCTCGAACTTGGTTTCTAGTTGCTCACTCAGGACCTTACGGAGAACTGAAGTGGGCAGCTTACGGTTATTGAGATTATCCATCTCATACAGCCAAGGTTCAAAGATTTGACGCAAGAAGCGTCCAATAGGGTCGTCAAGACGAGAGGCATTGGCTGCCCCTACTATGCCTGCGCCAGTGCCTGAACGCATGCCGGTAGTCTTGATTCCAGGAGCACCAGCTCCCATCATTGCTTGCTGGTTGGCGCCGGAGGTTTCCTGAGCGGAGGCCTGCGCCTGATTAAGAGCCTGCCACGCCGCCGACGGAGGCTGTGGCATTTCAAGGAAGGCAAAGGCTTTGCGAATGTCATCACCGTCCACCTGAATGATAGAGCCCTGTTCCCAGGTCAGATTCTGGCTTAGAGTGTTCCAGCCCTTAGCCTGGACCGCGACAGGTTGTAACCCGAAGGCGATTTGGCCAAGAGCGAGATTAGTGATATCTTGTTCAACGACTTGTTCCGAGCCGATGAGAATGCCCAAGCCCTGGCCATCGAAGGCATCCATAATGTCTCGCCAGTTGGCGGAGTAAAAAGGTATCTTGCGGTATTCATTCTCTTCGTTCCTGATAAGGATATTGTCGTCACCGCAGCGCAGGACAACGATAATCTTATCCTTGTCCCAACGTTCAAGTATCTCCAGACCATTCTGCAATGGGTCAGTAGACTCCTTCTGAGAACGAGGCAGGGCTTCCACAAGCCAACCTCTCATTCCTTCGGGCAAGGTCATCGTGATATTATCGCCCTTGGGATTTGCTCTATCGCGCATGAAGAAGGATTTCAATTCTTCCTCGGAAGGGATGGAGTAACCCGGATGGTCACGAAGAATGTCCAGGTCTTCATAAGTAGGATAGTCACGATAGACAACCCACTTGGCCTTGCGAATATCTCCTACACGCGTGCCTGGGGATATCAGCACCGTGCGTCGATCGCAGAACTTGCACCACGGACGATGAACTTCCACATCTTCATTTTCGACTGTGAACTCATCGCTTTGCTCGGTATGAACAACGTGCTTAACCCCATTCTTTGTAATGGTTTCCGGGTTGTTCTTGACTTTGTAAACCGGAACAGTTTCCGAATGTGATTCCCAACCCCACTTCATAACTCCAGTGCCCATCAGGGCCATCTGGTGAAGTGTGCGGCCACATTCCTCTTCAAAGTGCATGTCCTTCAATTGATAGGACATAAGAGCTGTCTTGGCTCTAATAACCTCCTGTGTGGTCCCTGGACGTGGTCTGAGCAGGAACGGAGGATTCTCGTAGAACAAGGACTCCATAGCCTTAGGCAGAATGGCGGCCATGTGATTGGAAAGAGTGAACTTAGGCACCTGGGCCTTAGAAGGACAGCCTCCATCAAAGCAGGAGCTTCCCTGAGGCGATTGGTAAATCTGCAGGACCTGAGTCCAGCCGGCAGCCCAATTCAATAGGTTCATGTAAGCGTCGGCTCGTCTTACATCATCCAGAACAATCTTTACGGCAGCCCGGTCATTGTAGAGTACAACGTCAGATTCATTCTGCTTGACGATGTCTTCTATCTTGACTTCGGCTGCTGGCATTATTTTATCAGTCATTAGATATCTCTATGCTCAAACAAATCAGGTACCTCTACTCTCTTCGGTACTCTGAACTGCCAACTAGTGCGGGTCGATTTTGGTTTCGCAGACTTGGTTTCAGTATCGAGCTGGGGAACCGTCTGTATTGGAGATGGGGTATTGAAGACCTGTTGATAGCCTGCTTGCATTTGAGCTCTATGCAGAGCTTTCAGTTCTTCTTCCAACATCTCCTTCGTTTTCACCAATGTAGGCTTATCCTCTTTCTTTTGAGGAATGAAGTGTTGGTGCATCGAGACACAGTCAGGAATGTCATCCTTTCTGCCCCGATTCTTAATCTCGCCGGTATAACGAACAAACTGCGAGATCATCTCATCTATCCAAGGGCCTATGACGAACTTCAATCGGCCATCAGCCAAGAGAACTTCCAAACCCTTGATTCTATTTCCTTTGGCATTTCGATCATTGCCAGTGGGCATCTCAACGATAGGCAATTGAGTGTGATACTTAATCGCCATCTGAGTGATGTATTCTTTTAGCAAGTCGATGCCAGTTGAACGCTCCAGCAGTATAACTTTAGGATTATGCTTATGGGCGAAGTTGACAATCTGAAATGCTAATTCACTTGCCTTCCATCGGCCGAAGATTACATCAATAATATGAAGCTGTTTGGTCTCTGTATCATAGACTGAGGCAGAGCCACAAGAGTAATCGCTGGTAGCATTAGAGGAGGGCGCCCAGTCCCATGCAATATAGATTGGCAGAAGCTTAGGCACCGCGGAATGCTGTTCCTGAGCTGCCCGAAGAATGTCTTCAGTGAAGTGAATAGCCAGCTCATCGCTGAGAGGCTCATTCATTTGCTGATTGCGGAAGTCACGTTCGTTCTGCAAGATCATCTTGCGGATGGACTTCCAACTGCAATGCTCCGGCCAAGCCAAGTCAACCATGTGTTCTTGAAGCTCAGGATAAAGAATGCTCTCGAATCCCGGCTTTATGTACATAGCCTGACGCTTCATTAGACGCAGCGGGTTATCGTCAGTGGTAGCGGCGATTCTAGTGCCGTACCAATCATCAATGAAGTAACGGGTTCCAATGTGGTCTCGGAAGCTCCACGGCATCAACATGTTACCGATGTTGTCGTAGTTGTCTTTCAGCTTCTTGCGAGTCTCAGGAGTCTGTGAGTTTCTGTTCGTGACAACGTCGTCACCCTTCATCAACTCACAGTGCCATCCAGATAAAGCAGAATCAACCGAGTTTACCCATAGGGAGAAACCAGTTTGCTTGTGCAAAGCTGCTGGACATTCAAGCGGAGCTTCACTCGTTCCATCCTTTCCTTCGAGCATGTACTCGGGGAAAAGACGCTGGAAGAGAGTTAGGTCAGCTTCCTTGGGATGATAAAAGTAACCCTTCACCATCTTCAAGAAGTCCACAGCCTTATCGTATTCGCCAGTAATGACGAAGATACGCATATCGGGGCAGTTCAGCAACCATTGGACGCAATCAACGCCATTGATGTACGTCTTGTAGAAGCCGCGCGCATGGAGAAGCATTCGCTCTTCCATCACGTCTTCAAGCTTACGCTGTTTCCTTATGGCGTTATGAACGTCATCTAGCGTGTAGTCTGCTGGGAAACAACCATCGAAGTTCTTCTGCACGAAGAAGTCACAGATTTCTCTATGGATTTTCTCTACCCAGCCGAGCTTCAATATCTTGGTGGCAAACCAATACAGGTCTTTGCGGCATCTGTCGCGTAGTTCAAGCCAATCATCGAAGCCGATGAACTCTTCCTTTGGAATGTGTTCAAAGGCTATAATGTGTTTAGACTTGAGAACCGCTTGGCTTAGAACTTCGCTCTTGTACATTGGCTGTCGCTTTCCTGCAGCGTGCGTATTGTGCTCTGGCTTGTTCGCTAGTCCAGCCGAACATGTCTCCTACTTCATACCAGGATGAGCCTATGGTTCGTAAGCGCTCTACCGCATCAATGAAATCTGCTGCCCATGCTAAATCAATCTTTGAGTTCATTAGACGGCTGCGGGCATCCCAGGGGCTGCTTCACCCGGGCCGGCAGCTGCTGCAGGAGCCGGAGCTGGCGTGGCCAATGCAGATTGCATATGTTCCACGAGAGCGTTGTCATCAGCCAGGGCATGACCTTTTTCACTGCCGTCATGCATAGTGTGCTTGACGGTATGCGAACCATCGTGATGATGTTCGATATGAGTATGCTTAATACCGTGCTTTGCTTTCTTCTCTTTACTTGCCATGTTTCTCTCCATGATCCTTTATGTGCTTGTGAAGTTCCTCATCATTAGCTACAGCGTAGCTGGTATGAGTACCGTCGTGATGCTCATGATGAACTGTGTGGCTACCATCTTCATGGTGCTCAATATGAGTATGCTTAGGGAGATGGCTGAAGTCAGTCGCATCATCCCATTCTTTGAGGGCCTTCTCTCCACCAACCTTTTCAGGATGCATATGAAGATAGGCTGCTTGTGCTTTGCTTGCAAAAGGCATATGTGTCCTCAATCCAGAAAATTATTACTTGGGCATTCCTAGACAATGGGATTTTAACATTGCTACGAATATTGGTGCTAGTGGACAGCCAATGCTGGCGGCAGCTTGAGAAAGGGTGGCGCCGGCAGGAAAATTAATCGCGCGAGTCAAAGGATCTCTGAATAAAATCTGAGATGCAGAGCCAACTCCAGGATTGAAGAAAGCGAAATCGACAGGAGTAGATGGTGTAGCTTCTGTCGCACCAGTAGTACCAGTTGCACCAGCTGGACCTGTTGGACCAATGGAACCCGAACCACCTGGACCTGTAGGACCAGTTGGACCAATGGAAGTTAATTCTGCAAAATAGGTGGGCCAATTAGTGGACATAATTTCTTAATTCCTCGTAGATGCCTGTGAACACATCCTTGGATTGATTGCTCCGACGCCACATATCATTCCACAAATGGAAGACGTAAGTATTTGGGAAATCCTTGATCTTATACTTACCGTTCAGATAATCTTTCCAGTTCCACCAAGCGATAGGGTAGAACGCTTCAGGCTGTAAGACAAATTCTTGAAGGTTGAATCGGTTGACACCTTCATTTGTTACATGAGGGCCAAGTTGGGAAGCATTGCCTACGGTATTCTTTTTAAGTTCACATTGCTCAGCGGCCCACTTCATCAGGGGACTGCCGACCGGAGCCTTCATCACCGCATTATTGACCCAGGGGATATTGCTAACATGCTCTTCATAAGCGAAGACATACTCGGCATCGAAGTCCAGTCGCTTCACGCAGATGGCATCCAAATCCGACCACCAGCCACCATACATATAAAGCAAATCACAGCGGATAATATCACCCATGTAGCTGAGATGTTGGGTGGGAGAATAAGGTCTGACGCTTGACGCATCTTTCAGGATGCAGCCCT